GGTGTCAATAGTGCGGTATCATGATTGCCACGAAAATTAATGGTCCCAGGCACGCGAAGCACGCGCACGATATCAGAGGTGCATACAGGGTCTACACTAAACCCCTGCTTAACGCACTTATCTTTGAGGGCTTCGGCAACTGCTTTCCATTCATGCACTGGCACTGCGTCTTGGAAAAACCAGTGCGCGTGTATACCGTTACCTGAATCCACCAGTGTAGGCTTGGGCAGACCAATAGCCTTAGCGAAGTCACGCAGGGCGACCAATCCCGCTTCTTTATCTGCGTAGGGTTTTTCCTCACCGCAGTCTACGTCAATGTAAAGTTCTTTCTTGCTTACGGCGTTGTCCGCATTAGCTTGGTCTTTGGTGCCAAATCCTGCGGTGGAATAGTACACATTCCACCCAGCATCCATGTACTCATCAATATCCTGAGTAACACGGTCAGTCAACTCACCGTAAAACTTGTTGTGTACAACTTCATCTTTCTTTCCATCTGGTCTTACTATCTTCTTAATCATCCGCAAGGACAGCCTAACGCCCGTGGGCAAGACTTCCTTCAGGAATTCAAGTTTTTGCATAGACGGGATTCGTATCCGGGGGGTACTGAGGTACCACCCGTAGGGGTTGCGGGGCGCGAAGCGTGCGCTGGGTGGCTAGCTGGCCTGCTGCAGCGCGGGGAGCGTACGATAGTACGCAAGTGCCTTGTCCCGCAAGTGCTTACCAATATCTACCCTGCCTGAGAACCACCGATACACCGCTGCTTTAGTCACATTTAGCCCCTTAGCAACTTCATTAACAGGTATGTTCTGAGAAATACAAAGGCGCCCTAACTGGACGCCTAGTAAGTCTTGGTTTGCTTCAGCGTTTAGCTGCACTACCTTGACGGAGTAGCTGTGCATGATGTTTTGTAGGCGGGGGGTGCAGAAGGCGCGTTCTTACCAATCCCTCTGACTTGCGCACTCGGTGCTGACACACCCCCCAAAACCTATTTAGTCGTCCACATCGTCGCCCCATTGCGACAACACACTGTTGACACTGCTAGGTACAACTTGCTTGGTAACCTCACGCACTTCCGGTTCACTAAACGGGAGTTTACTTTGCTGTTCCTCTGCTGCGGGTACAACTTCTTTCTTACTCACCGCGAAAGCGGAAGGCTTCGGGGTAGCTTTGATGGGCGGCTTAACTGCAGCGGGCGCCGGGGCCGGTGCGGGAGCTTGTACGCGGGTCGGTTGTGCTGGGGCGGGAGCCCGGACTTCTCCAGTGGGTACACTCTCTTCATCAAGCTGGGAAACCGTCATGGTCACCGCGTCAATAGCAGTCTGCTCATCCTTACGGGCAAGCACGGTGTTGTACTCATGCTCTTCCAACGGACGCACTGCGTTAAACGTCAGTTTTGGTGCGGTAGCGTTGGTGTCAAAACGCATCTCAGTCAGCACTGCGTTAACGTCAATGCCGTGACCACCCAAGAAGCGTGCGTACTGCTGCAGGCCCAACTTGCGCCCTTCGCCGTTGTCAAAGATAGACGCAGCGGGGATGCTCATAGCGTAGATATCACCGCCAATATCGTTCTCCAGAAGCACAGCAAGACGGCGTTGGTAGCGGCAGGCGCGGCTATCATTCTGCCCCGATCCCCTGATGTTCTGGGGACAGGTAGTGCATTTGCTGGATTGGGGGTTCTTGACATCCTCATGCGGCGACACAGAGTCACTAGACCAACACACCGGCTTAGCCTTGGAACCCTTCACATACGTACCTTCGTAATAAGTACGCGTATTGGTATCGGCCGCACGCAGCATGATGACGTTCATGTGCCGCTCTTCTTTCACGGCAACTTCCTGACCACCGACGATCAGACGGAACGACCCCCCTTCAATAGAGATACGCTTATTGTTGTTGCCCATCAGGGCTTTGGTGATGGCATTCAGTTCGCCGCGACGGATATGCGACGGCAGTTGACTGCCATTTTGAAACAGAGAAAGTTCGCTCATTTATTTAGCTCCTACGGACTACTATGGTGTACTTGGAATCGACGTTCATACCCTTGGGCATTTTGTCGGGGTTGTTTTTCAGGAACTCAGCCATTGCAGTCTGAGCTACACTGCGTTCAAGCAAGTCTAGTGCGTTATTCTCCCTAATAAATTCATGCATTTCCTCCCAATTGGAAGTCCAGTAGCGGGTCTTCACACTGCGAATGACAGCGCCATTACTAGTCTTGATGCTGTTAGCACCAGCAGTCTTGCAGACTTCCAATAGGTGAGATTCGATCACTTCCATCTGACCCTTAATCTCTCTGTCTTTAGCCTCAAAGTCAGCGGTCAGCGCAGTACGCGCATCGCGCATCTTGATGTACACCTTAACAAGCTTCTCAGTGCTTACAGATGGCGCATCGGTTTCAGGGGTGTCCATTACATCTCCTAGTTAAAGAGTGAACTCAGTATACTTCAAAACTCGGGCCGGTGTCAAGCGGTTATTTAAGCTCTTCTTTATACAGGTCTAAGAGGACGGTCATATCATCGGACTTACTGTCTAACGCTGCATAGAGTTTCCTTTCTACTGTAGAGCCGACTAAGCGTGTTACCAAGCAGGGGTTTTTCTGCCCTTGTCGATGCACCCGCGCGTTTGCTTGGTGGTAGATTTCATTGGATGTCACTGGACCCCACCACACCACTGTATTAGCTGCGTGTAGTGTAACACCGTGCGAAGCTGCCGCAGGCTGAATCAGCAGTATCTGGGTGCCTTGGTCTGTCTGGAACCTATTGAAGATATCTGTGCGTTTGTTTACTGGAACGCTACCGTCAATGACTTCTGCCACATAGCCATTTTTCGCAAGCCGTTCACTAAGCACGGTGATAGCGTGCTTGAATGGTACAAACACCAGCACCTTGTGGGTGCTTTCCTCAATAGCCTCTATCAGTATGTTGTACCGGGCAGAAATGTCAAACTCAATAACATTGCCGTCATCAGTATAGACCGCGCCTGACGATACCTGAAGTAGTTTGTTGATATTTGCGGCTGCATTTATAGAGGTCACTGTTTCTCCACCCGCCGACATTAGGAACTTCTCTTTCAGCACCTTGTAGTACTGAGTTTGCTGCGGGGTGAGTGGGGCTTCGCGGGTGGTGAATAGCAACTCCGGTAGGTCTAGGCATTCATCCTTAGCAAACCGAATAGCTGGCTGTAGTAAGTCAAAGACAATCTGTTTGGCGTGTAGTTTGGGCGCCCATTTGAACTGTGTCACTTTCCGCATTACCGTGTCTCGGAAGCCATAGAAGTGTGGTGAGACTGATGACGGATTCAGCATCTTTGCTAATCCGTATGCATCGGTTGGTGCTTGAGATGCGGGAGTGCCTGTTGCCATCCATAACCATGTGTCGGGGGCGATGATTGAATTGATTGCTTTCCATCTTTTTGTAGTTGCTGTTTTGATTGCATTTGCTTCGTCGATAACTACTAGGTCAAATCCGGCGCCCCTCAGTTCCCTTTGGACAACTTCAACACCATCAAAATTTATGATAACAAACTCTGCATCACCGTTGATGATCTTTGCACGCTTCTTGCGGTCACCGTAGGCAACATCCACCGTGCGGTGCATCAGCACGCGAAATAAGTCAGCCTGCCATGCCGTAGACATGATAGACAAAGGGCAGATAATTAAACACCGTTTAATAGCACCTACTTTCATCAAGTAGTCTGCCGCCCATGCGATAGATGCTGTCTTGCCGGTGCCTGGGTCGCTAAAACAGTACGATCTGCGGTGCAGTGTCAGAAACGCTGCTGTGTCACGTTGGTGACTGAATGGCTTGTAAATACCGGGCCACTTGTAGCGATGCAGTATAGGAGAAGGTACTTTCTTGATGCCTAGATTCTTAAGCACCTGTACCTCTTCCAGCCCGTAGTGGACGAGAACCCTATACACACCATTGTTTTCCTCTATCACCTGACTCTTAGGGATAGCAACCAGGATAGGTGCGGGGTTACGCACCTTCAACAGCAGGGCCTTATTCTGTACTATTTCCACGGAGGATCGCTTTCTTGTGCGCTTGTCGTTCCGCTTTCCAGAATACCCGTTTGCACCACCGCAGGTGCTTCCACCATTGCGGGGGCGGGGTTAGGTTGTGTTTCTTGACTCCTGCCATTTCGTTTATCCCTTAGGTAAGCTGCGACTAGGATAGTCGCCACACCTGATACCGTGTAATGCTCCGTCTGCCGTAACCTGCGATAGATTAGCAACGGGTACTTGCTTTGCGTCCTAGTCATTCGGAGTACTTCATACTCTCCCTTAGAGGGTTCTTCTACCCATCCTTTAGCCGTGCAGTAGTCCGCGAATTTCCGCAGGGCGTTTACATGAAGATTGCACCGTGAGGTGTATTCGCTGCCTAGTCTGTCCATAGCATATGCTCCCGGCCCCGCTTCGACACAGCCTCGCGGATGTCAACCAGCACTGCCAGTGCGTAGCCAACAGCCGCAGCAATGGGGCCGCCGTAGCCGCCGAATAGCAGCGACAGGGCCAGCATCAATGCCACAGCCTGCCCAATCCACCACATGCCATCGTGGCTGCGCCACAGTTCCAACAAGGT